CATTCAGAATAAATCACGCCTTGAGGTGGTCTAGGCTGATTTTCAACCATCGCCAAGCGTTCGCTTTCAGGTAGGTTCTTGACGGCATCAAACCAAGCTTCTGAGAGGTTAGCTTTATTGACATGGCTAGCATAGAAGATTGGCGTGCATCCCGCCTTTTCAGCAAAATCAACCCACCAAGCACCCCAAACGGGCAAGCCTACCATGATCATCTTAGGCGATGGGCCTGATCTAAGACGCCCCAAGGTTTTCTGAGCAACCTCTTCGGAAAGAGTTTGACATTCATCAATCAATGCAAGGCCTGATGTTATGTTTAAGCCTTCCAATGGGTTATGTGTAGCGTCCCTTGTGCCTGGTCTAAAATAAGATCGACACCAAACGACATGACCATTTGGGGCAGTCCATTTGCCTTCTTGCTGATGATAAACCCAACCATAAGGCACAAGCCATTTCTCTAACTCAGGGCCTAAAACAGATCTATAACGGGGGGCTGTATCAGTGACTAAGAGAGATGACTTATTGGGATGGATGCTTGACCAGGTCCACAACGCAAAGACTAAAGCTGAAGTCTTGCCACTACCCCAACCAGCACGAACGGCAATAAATGGATCATCTGAATAGATCAATCTATCGATCAGATCAACTTGTAAAGGATTTAATTTAAGCGCTAGCTCAGTCTTCTTCGTCTGTGCCATCGTCAAGTCCATTTGGAAGCTCATGCTTGATTTGTACAACTTGCCCATGTTTCTCTTTTTGCACTTGCTGGATGACATTGATGATAACCTTGCTATCATCTCCCTTTGTGTTCATGTCGATTGTTTGCTTCTCTCCAAACTCTAAAGGGAATTTTCGAGCGAGTAACCACTGGGACGCTCTAACATCGCTTTCTGAATGCCGCTGAATGTTCTGAAGGTGCTTTAGCTTGAGAGATATTTCAGCTCTCTTGACATCAGCCACCAACTCAGCATCAGCCTTCATCCATGAATGAAAAGTACTGTATGAGATGCCAACAACTGAAATCGCATCAGTTTGAGAAAGACCTTGAGAAATAAGCTCAAGTATCTGTTCAGTTGCCACAAGCCTCTTCTTTTTTGCGATCTCAGCCCTATCTTCTGAAGGCTTTTTTGCGATTGCTTTGGTCGCTTTAGAATCAACCGTATCGATTTTTGTAGTAGTTTTACTCTTTGCCATGATCAAGCTTTCTGATGATTTTCGTTGTGATTTTTTCAATAGCATCATCATCATCGCTTTCAAGTACTAAATCAATTTCATCTCTCTTTAGGCCGTCAAGCAATATCTTTTCAGCAAGCTTTGAAATCTTGACTGCATGTCTATCGCTGATCGTATCTAGCAAGCTGATCAGCTTTGTTGATACATAAAGACTCAAGATTGATTTTCTATCTTTAGGCTTCATCATAGAAAAACAACCTCAGAGGCAATAACCTTGATGTACTGCTTGCCTTCATGTTCATTGATGACAATACGACCAATAACGGTGATCTTATCACCTTTCTTAGCTTGAGATTGAACAACGCTAGCAAAAGCCCCCCAAACCTCGCAATTGAACCAGGTTGTTTTCTCTTCGCCTTTAACCTTTTCACTATAAGCAACGGAAAAAGTAGCGAGGTCTTTATCGCCAATCTTCTTAAGTTGTGGATCTTGTCCAAGTCTTCCAATGAGAGTAAATCTATTGAGCATTTTTTTTATCCTTTAGTGATGAGTAGATGTTTTTGATGTCTTTGATTTCATCAAGTACTGATAGAGTTTGATTGATTTCTCTCATCTCTTCTTTGTAGAAGATGAGATTGATGCAAAAGTTGAGAGCTTGCCCAACTTCTGGAGCATCATCTTGAAACATGGCATCAACCACCTTTTTAAGGCAAGCAATGCGATTCATTAAATCCGAATTTAACATAAAAAAATTCTCCTTTGATTGTGTATATAGAACACATAATATTATATAATTTTATATAATATTTTTTCAAAGAGAGAGAAAATGAAAATCAATGTGAATGACGGCTTTGTTGATTTGGTCGATCATATGGGAGACGATTTAGCAATTGTGAATGCGGCTCGCGTTTCCTATGCTGGATCAAGTGAAAAATGGACCGATAGAGATGATAAGCTTTTAAGGTATCTATGGGAGCATGATCATACATCGCCCTTTAGACATGGGCATGTAAAATTTAGAATTAAGGCACCTATCTTCGTTTTAAGACAATGGATGAAGCACCAGGTCGGTTGTGCATGGAATGAACAGTCTGCACGATATACTGAGATTAAAGAAAGCTTCTTTTATCCTGATTGCTTTAGAATTCAAGACACTAAAAATAAGCAAGGTTCTTTTGGTCGTCTTGATGATGATCGAGAAGATGAAGCACTGACATTGCTCGCTCAAGGTTATCAAGTTGCTTATTACAATTATTTGAGGTTGCTTGATATGGGCGTTTGTAGAGAACAGGCCCGTGTTATCTTGCCAGTTGGAACTTATAGTGAATGCATTTGGTCTGCAAGCATTCAGGCAATCATGCACTTTTTGAAACTTCGACTTGATCATCACTCGCAATTTGAGATGCAAGAATTTGCTAAAGCTGTGTATGATATAACTAAGCCACTTTTTCCCAAGACCATGGAGTTAGTTAAATGCAATGCCTTAGATGTAAAAATACAATAAAATCAACCTTAGCGGGCTCTAGCATCGAGTATCACTATTGCATCAAATGCAGAGCTATTTTTGATCATCAGCCTATCATCTTATCATACGATGACGTTGAATATGATGAAAGCTGGGATGATATCACCAAAGACGAGGAAGACGATGAATAGCTTTTTTGATGTATGTTGGCTTGTCATGGGATTGATCTTTAACCCAACTCAAGGCAGGCAAGATTTAGGATGGGAGAAGATCGTTGCTCAATCAATCCCAAGTCGCATGAGAGTATGCCAACAAGTCGCATTTAGTGCTGATAGAATGGGCGTTGATCCAAATCTGATGATTGCCATCGCTTTCTATGAGAGCAAGTTTGAGAGAGGTTTAATTTCATCAGCTGGGGCGGTTGGCGTGATGCAAGTGAAAAAGCAATTTGTTGACTGTCAAGGATGCAATGAGATTGAGTATGGGATAAAAGCCTATCAGACATGGCTTGCTAAGAGTGAAGGCGATGTTTGTCTTGCTCTAGGTCGCTATGCTGTAGGCAATAAAGGCAGGTGCGGAAAGAGATCTAAAGCGATTATCCAGCTTGCTTCTGAGATCGCTTGTCTTGCCTCCAAGGATGATGACTGCTATGACTGCTAAAGATAAAGCATTTTTAAGTATGGCTGAGATCATGGCTAGCCTCTCACCATGTAGCAGGGCAAAAGTTGGAGCGGTGATAGTCAAGGGAGATGTCCCAATTATCTCTTCTTTCAATGGGATTGCTCGCAAGCAAAGCGGTCTTTGTGGGGGTGCTGACTGCCTTAGAGATAGATGTAAAATAGCAAGCGGATCAGAAAGCCAGATCGGTTGTCACCATGCCGAATTTAATGCCATTGCGAATGCTGCTAAGAATGGGATATCAACTGATGGATGCTCTATTTATGTGACTGCTCCACCTTGCTTAATGTGTGCTAAGTTAATTCATCATGCTGGGATTAAAGCCGTTATTTATGAAGATCGAGATAACAGGTGGATATCAACAGGCGAAGAGTATTTATCTATGAATGGGATTGATATTTTAAAGATTAGATAGATCAGCCCAAGTTTTGAGTTTAGTATTTTACAAGTTTCTTCACTGAAAAAAAAGGGCTGAGATTAGTGTCTGCTCTAAGG